GAAACGATTACAGATAAATGAGCATTTGCCTAACTGCTTCCCGTTTTTAGATTGGTGGATTGTCATATAGATTTCATCGGGCCGGACAACTACCGGCGGATCAGGTTCAAACGAAACGTCCTTCATGTCAGGAACAAAAGCGGCCTCAATAACTTCCGGAGCGGGCCACTCGTAGCCGCACTTATCACATATTTTTAAGGCCTTATGGACTTCAATAAAACATTGAGGACAAAACTTCCATATTTCATCTTCTTTTTTCTTCCCTTCAACTACTTTCTTGGGAACGTCTGCTTTTACAGAATCTATGTCAATTCCAAACCTTGCAGAATTATCCGTCAGGTCTAAAACATAACCATGCTCCTTACCAGGATGAATCCTAAGAACACGGCCTATTGCCTGTATGTATAGCCTTGCGCTAAGGGTAGGCCTGCAAAACACTAAACAATCAAGTGGAGGATGATCAAAGCCTTCTGCAAGAATTTGGACGCTTGTGGCAATTCTGACTTTACCAGACTTCCAATCGTTCATATTTATTTGTCTTTCGAGCGGGGACAGGTCACTATGGATAGTCGTACATGGTTCAGTTTGATTAATAACATTTTTCAATTTTTCAGCGTGTGAGATAGTTGTGCAGAATACACAAATTGTTTTATATTCGCTAAGATACATTTTTATTGCATCCGCAGCGGTTTTAATATGGATTTCTTTGGACATGATTTCGCCAAGCTGGGAAATGATAAAGTCACCTTGGACACCTACTGTTTCCAAGTCTTTTTTAAGACAATCAGCATGAGCAATTTTCCCTTTCAATGGCACAAGATAGCCTAATTTCAATAATTGTTGATAAGTAATCCGGTGAGTTATATCATCAAAAAGATTTTTATCAGGATCAACACAAGCTCGCCCGAATATTTGCCCCCAGCCAAGTTTATATGGAGTGGCAGTACAGCCTAATATTCTTAAATTACTATTTTTTTGTTGGAGATAATCAATTATTTCACCGTACTGACCTTCTTTTGTATAATTATGGCATTCATCAATAATTAACAGATCCGCCCCTGGGTATTCATCTTTCATGTTAGTCAAGGTTTGAACTGTTGCGATAGTTATCCTGGCGTCTATTATCTTTTCACCAAAGCTAGAGCAGGCAATTCCAATGTTACGCCTCGGAATATCAGTGTTTTTTAATAATGTTTCCAAAAATTGATTAATCAATTCGGTTTTATTGACAAGTACAAGAAAACGCCGGTTTGTTTCCCGAAAATATGCTCTGATTAATCTGCAAATTATAACAGTTTTCCCGCATCCCATTATTCCAACAAATAATGAATTTTGTTTAATTTTTAATGATTCATCAATGGCGTCTAATGCTTCTATTTGATAAGGTCGTAATTCAATCAAATTTAATCTCCTGTTGTTTTTTTTGCCTATGTTCTTTGTAGTGGCAATTAGCGCATAGGGTGACTAGATTATTTATATTGAAAAAAGGCTCATGTTCAAGTGCAAGCCGGACTAAATCTTCTTTGCTTGTTTTTTTGGGATATAATTTCACGAATTTAGAATATATTTTAGCAAACGGGAATATATGATGGGCATGAAGATACTTTCCTTTCTGACCACATAATCGGCAAGCGTAGCCATCGCGTTGAAATGTATCTTGTGTTAATTTTTTACTTTTTAAGGATGATCTGATTGATAACGTAACCGGGGATCGTCCATCTTTATAGCCAGGAGAGTTAATTCCAGATAGCGCCTTGTTGCGACACCCCCTTGAGCAGAATTTAGCTTCTTTGTTGTGAGATTTAAAGGGGCTTTTACAAACAGAGCAAACAAAAGAAGATATTGTTTTCCTGCAATCTTTTGAACAAAACCTTGATCCATTTTTATAAGATGTATAAGATTTCCCACAAGTAACACAGACAAGAGAAGGTATTCCGCCCGTATAATTGAAATGGTTAATTCCTGTCCTGTTTTTTCCTTTACACTTATGAGAACAATAAAAAAGTTTTGATCTTTTTATCCGTGATTTTCGTACTGTTATTTCTTTTCCACAATATGAACAATTAACTTTCACGCTTGTTGTTATGGATTTGCTACGACATTTATTAGAACAACATTTTGTTTCTTTTCTTCCCTTAAACTCTTTTCCACAAACTTCACATATTTTTTCCATTATTTATCCTTCGAACACATAGCCCCGCTGTTCAAAATTACCCAATTAAAAGCCTCCTGTGCGGACTCCATTGACCTGATGACAAAATAATATCCTCCAGCGGCTTCTATTTCTGTTTGCGCTTTTTTTTGTAATGCTGATTGCCGTCCGGTGGTTGTTTTTATCTCCAACCCGATGAACAAGCCTCCGCAACACACAGTAATATCAGGCGTTCCGGGCTTTCCTGTCTTAAAAATCCTCCCCTGCTCTGTTCGCACCATTCCAGCGGCGGACCGGAAATAATAGATCGGTTTTTTTCTTGACAGGAGTTCAAGATAATCCAAGACTCCCCGTTGAATCTGCGCTTCTGTTGCTGTTCTCATGCTGTTTCCTTTATTGTTTTTTTGCACAATACCATAAAATAAAAAAATATCAATAAAAAAAGAAAAAAAAGATTGACAAGAAAAACAATTTATTTTATAAGCACAGCTAAACATAGAAACGAAGATGCAAACTGGACTGCGTCGGGATTTCTCAAAGGAGGTAACATGAAAGATTTATTGAAAAATTTCCTCATAGCAAAAAGCATTGAGGAAGCGGCGCGTGAAGGACGCATCGCAGCGGAAGAGGCCATCATCGCAAAGATGGGAAATCTTAAACTCGAAGGCACGACGACAAAGGAGGTAGAAAATTATAAGGTCGCCGTCACGACAAAACTCACCCGGACGCTTGATTATGACAAATACGTCGCCCTGGACCTGCCGAAAGCACTGCAATTCGTCGATCTTAAGCCTACAATCAACTTAGCTGCCTACAAGGTCGCATCATTGGCTGATCCGACAATCGCACTCTGCGTGACCAGCAAACCGGCAAAAACCAGTGTTAAAGTGGAGGTGATCGAATGAACCTCCAAGACTTGATCAAAACCACACGACAAAGTAAGCCGCCTCGCATAGTTTTACACGGCATCCACGGCATCGGAAAATCCACATGGGCAGCAGGCGCACCGGCGCCGATATTCATCCAGACAGAAGATGGCCTGGTGGCTATTGATGTTCCGCATTTTCCGGTAGCAAAAACCCTTGATGAATTTTTCGGCTATATGGACATGCTGATCAATCAGTCACACGAGTATAAAACGGTCGTTATCGACACCGCCGATTGGCTTGAAAAACTGATCTGGAAGACGGTTTGCGATGAAAACAAAGTCACATCTATTGAAAAGATTGGATATGGTAAGGGATACGTTTTCGCCATGCAGTACTGGGAAAAGTTTTTTAATGGACTGAACCTGCTCCGCGACAAAGGCATGGCCTGCGTCATTCTGGCGCATAACGAAATTAAATTATTTTCACCGCCAGACGGCGATCCGTATGATCGTTTTCAAATCAAACTCCATAAAACAGCGGCGGCGAGGCTTGAGGAATGGGCCGACGTTGTTTTGTTTGCCGGATTTTCCGTAACGGTCAACGCCGACACAGGCAAGGCAATCAACAATGCAGAACGTGTGATACACACGACAAACAAACCGGCGTGGCGCGCAAAAACACGCTATGTTTTACCGGACACTTTACCGCTTAACTTTGTTGAATTATTAACAGCTATAAAAAATCAACCCAATAAAGGAGAATAACAATCATGGCAAATTTACAGGGAATAAACATTGACGCGAATGTTCAGGAAGCCGGGAGCTTTACTGTTGTACCCGAAGGAGTTTACAAGGCCGTTATTGCCGGCGACAAGATCGTCTCTACCAAAGACGGCAAGGGCAAAATTCTGGAACTGACCATTCAGATCATCGACGGGCCTTTTACGGGTTCCCCAATCAAAGACCGTCTGAACATCGTAAACGCCTCCCAGCAAGCCCAGAACATCGCCCAGGGCACGCTAAAGCGGATTTGCGGAGTATTACGCGCCCCGTTCCCGCCCCAGAACACTGATGCGCTTATGGGGAAACCAATGCTGGTTACAGTCGCTGTTACAGAGTTTACCAGCAATAAAACCGGCAATTTATTGAAAAGTAATGAGATCAAAAATTATGCGCCTATCCCGTCCGTAACGTCAACTCCTCCGGCGGCGGTGCAGGGATGGTAAACTCAATCATCGAAAAGATTGAGGCCAAGCGAGCCGGGGAGAACATTCCCCGGCAGCACTTGGGACTTTCCGAGATCGGGCATAAATGCCCCCGGTGGCTGTGGTATGCGCACCACAACACGCCGTCAAAGCCGGTTGAAGGCCGCATCATCAGATTGTTTCGGACGGGGAATATTATTGAAGATGCGATCATCAGCGATCTGGAATCAATCGACATTGAAGTGACAGACCGACAGCGAGAGGTTGAAATAGTCAACGGGGATATAGTTTTAAGGGGTCACATTGACGGAATAGTATCCGGGCAACTTTTAGAAATCAAAAGCGCAAATGAAAAATATTTCAAACAGCTCTTAAAAGTCGGTTATGAAAAATGGAATCCGAAATATAAGGCTCAAGCACACGTTTACATGGTGCTGTGTGACTTGGAAGAGTGCATGGTGGTAGTCGAGAACAAGAATGACTCAAACCTCTATATCGAAACACTGAAACTTGACCGCGACTATGTGACCAAATTATTAATCGATGTATTTGCAGCGATAACACCGGACACTCCTCCTGACCGGATGTGTCCAGACGTTTCATGGTATGAATCCAAATGCTGCAAATATCAGGAAGTCTGTTTCACGTGAAAAAGGAGGCCACAATGTTATCGTTTCTTTTGGGCGCGTTTACCGGGTGTTTAATAGGGGTTGTTATTATGTGTATGCTAACGATTTGCAGGAGGGAGGATGACTAATGTTCGAGAAATTCCACACCATCGCAACAATCGTTGTCATTGGCTTGTTCATCGTGTTTGTTGGCCTTTACCTGCACCAGAGGGACACTTACAAGCGCGAATATGCAGATTTAACGAAAGTCCAGGCCGAGCTCACCCGCCGCGCCGCTGATGACTGTGTTTTAACGCGGACTGATTACGGCTATCAATGCGTTGAGATAAAAAGCGGTAGGGTGTTTAAGGTGGCTGTCAATGAGTAAACAGAGCGAATGGGAGTATTTAAAAAAGTTGGAATACGACCGCTCAAAGACCAAGCGACCATTCCCGGCATCGAGGTTTATAGCGTTGACTCAATCAGCGCAGGACGGAGGGCAGCATGACGAGCAAACTGCAACAACGGATTGAAATGGTTGAGAATGGTTCGCTGGCCAAGGGTAAAAAGGAACTGCTGGCGCACCTGTATGACGAACGATTGACGGCGCGGCAGGCAATCGCGGCCAAGTGCTATGATTGCATGTGCTTTTTTGTGGACGGGAGGCGGGACTGTGAAATGAAACTGTGCGCCCTTTACCCGTTTATGACCTACAACAAAAATAAGCGAAAAGCGCGGATAGTGTCCGAGGAACAGAAAAACGCCGTCCGTGAGCGCTTTAAAAATGCCCGAATTTCCCGTGGCGCTATACAACAAGCCACAACCAGCAAGATAAAAGGTCAAGGGGCTATCACCCATGCCAGCAAGTGACAACTTTACGCCAAACAAGCACCGAATGAAGGGTAAGGGCTTTGTGGTCTTCAACCGCTGCCCGTATTGCGAGCGAATACACCCGACCATTGAGGACACGCCTCTCCCTAAGCACATGAGGTATTGGCCGCAAGCCTGTAAAGACTGCAAGATAAACCGCCATAAATCGGATCAGGGCGATGGATATGAACCATACGGCAGAACGAAAAGAAGGGCGGTGAACGGATGAACCAAATCGCAATCATGGAAAGTCTTATTGAAGTTATTAAGAAGCAGCTCGCTATATCCGAGGCCCAGGCGAATGATCTCAAGTGCTGCGGGAATTGCAAGAAATACGTCGAGAATAGGAATTGCTATAACATGCGCCCAGGATCGTATTGCCCCGGCTGGCTGCCGGATGGGTTGACAAGGAAAGACAGGGAATAAATGATGACCAACGAAGGCAAATTGATTGTAGCTGAGTATATGAACGATGAAGGAGCATTATATAATTGCGCCTTTGATTGTAATTATGCCGGACTTGTTGTTCTGGAAATGCAGAAGCGGGGAGATGATTGGCGTAAATTTCATAACTTTTCAAGGAATCTGTATTACACCACCGAGCGATCTAATTTGAAAATAGACTACAACTTTGTTGCTTGGCTACTCAACGCCGACAACTTCTTTACCGCCATGTCGCAATGGATTAAGGAGGAAAAGAAATGAACGCCGACATCAGCGTGAGCGAGGAACGAGCGAGTCGGCTGGATGGATTTGTTATGACTTTTTATTACGGGAAAAGCAATGATTAAACCATATTACGAAGAAAACGGGATAACGATTTACCACGGTGATTGCCGGGAGATATTGCCGGAGCTTGAACCGGTGGATGCGATAGTTGTTGACCCACCATATCCAATAGAATTTATTCCGAAATATAAAGAATGGTTTACTGCGTGTGATTTAATTCTAAAGGAAGGCGGGGCTTGTTTTGCTATGGTGGGGCAATATAAACTTCCCGAAATTTTCTTAAGCTTTCCTGAAACATGGGAATATATATGGTGCGGATGTTTTGAACAACGCCAAATGGCGACAGCAATATGGCCGCGTGGCATATCATCGGCGTGGAAGCCATTGTTGATTTACGGGAAGGGTTTTAAAAAGTTCAAACCGTGGAAATATGACACAATCACGGCAACACAAGGATACCTTAAACCAAAACACGGGCATAAGTGGGGGCAAGATGAATACCAATTCATAACTCTTATTGACCGGTTTGAAATAAATGGAATTATTTGTGATCCACTTATGGGGGCAGGGACAACGCTTTTAGCCGCCAAGCAATTAGGACGTAAGGCAATCGGCATTGAGATTGAAGAAAAGTATTGTGAAATAGCGGTGAAGAGGTTGGCGCAAGGGGTATTGGATTTTGCGTCATAACGCAAAAATCAGCCGGAGCGCAGCGATCGGCTGGAGTGCCCTTGTTATAAATTTCTTTATAGCATGGGCAGATTGACGAAACGCTGACATAGATAAAGCAAGTGTTCTTTATACAGAAAGAACAAATAAATATAACGAAGTCATTGAGAAAGTAAACCTTATAATGGAAGTGATTGGGAGAGTAAAATGAGCGACGAAATTAAAAGCATTATCGAAAAATACACAGGGGTAATCATTGACGACATACCGGATAGATTTGTTGATGGACAAACACTGGAAATAAGAAAACTGATCCGGTTTATTAAAAGTTGTTGTTTGTTGGACAACCCCTGTGAAGAACACACAGGCTTTGGTGGGGAAGTCTGCCCGGTGTGTTTAATGAACGAAAGAAACGCTTTGAGGCTAGAATTAAAACAGGTATCAGCGCGACTCTTACACGCCGACAAGGAAATTGAGCGCCTTAACACAGTGTTAGATGGATTGCCAACCGTGTAACCGCAGTAGCTTGTTACACGGATAGGCAACTAAACCAGATTAAAACGAGGTGATATGCAGTATTTAGGCGGAAAAAGTAAAACGAGAAAGACAATAAGTGCCTTCCTTGAGTCTATCCGAGAAGGAAAAGAATATCTTGAGCCTTTTGTCGGCGGTGGGTGGATTTTACAAGAAATGTCTGGTTACAGGGTTGCTTCTGACAGTAATAATGCTTTAATAACAATGTATGCAGCCCTGCAAGACGGATGGCTTCCACCAGATGATATATCGGAACAGCTTTATGCTGAGTACAAGGCAAAACAAGACGATTCCGACCCATTAACTGCTTTTATCGGTATTGGATGTTCTTTTGGCGGTAAATGGTTCGGAGGATATGCAAGGCAAAAGGGGTATAATTTCGCCGCTGGTGGGCGTAGGGCGTTGCAGAAACAGCTACCATTTTTAATGGGTGTTCGCTTTCTTGCACAAGATTATATAGACTGGCATCCATCAAATAAACTCATATACTGTGATCCACCTTACGAAAACACAACAGGTTATAAAGATAAGTTTGACCATGTTCTATTCTGGGAAACGATGAGGGGTTGGAGTAAGGAAAACACTGTTGTTATTTCGGGATATAAAGCTCCAGAAGATTTTAAGTGTGTTTTAGAAATACCAACTAAAACAATAATTAGAAGTGCAGAGAATAAGCCTTTGCAGTCTGTAGAAAGGCTTTTTATGTATAATGGCATCTAACAACGACTTCAACTTGACTCGCTTGCGCTCGCAAGTTAAGTCAATGATGGAAGTGATGAATAATGAGGGTAAGTAAATGAACTGGATTTCTGTAAAAGATCGTCTTCCAGAAAAAAGCGGAAAATATACAGTGAAAACAGTTGAGGGAAGCATATCGCCACACGAACACGAGCGAGTGCTATTTGGGAAACTATACCCAGATGGTTTCATGTTTCACGAGGGCGACTGGCAGCACGTTACACATTGGTTGGAGGAGGAGAGGAAATGAAAAACTTTAAGGTTATAATCAAGACAAACCAAAAGAATTGTCCATATAGGCACAGACCATATTTAGCTCCCGTCAGCGATACCAAATGCACTGAATTGCTTGATTGTGAGACAGGACAATTTTTACCATGCTCGGCAAGGAACTGCCCGTATAAGGAGAGGAAATGAAACCCCCGATGACCGATGAAGAATGGCTCCACTGGAAAGATATTGTCAAGTGCGACTGGCTCCACTGTGCCGGTGGACATGTGCAAGTATACCATCACGCAGGACGACGGAGGCGAGGAGTTTGATGTTAGATTTCACCACGTCGCGCCGTGCGAGAAGTGGGACTTGCCTTACACCAAAGATGACGCCATCGCCGAAATCGACGCAGATAGGCCGCCGGTAAAAAAGAAGGCGGTGGTCAGTTTTCACGGCGCGACTTGCTCTTTGGGTTCAGCCGAAGGTCTTGTTGAGCTTCTGCCGAATGTCTTCACCGCCCACAGCCAAAGACTTGCCCGTGGACTTACCATGCCGTCTTCTAGCATAATTGTGTGGAATAACTCGTCAAAATAATCTTTGTGGCAGGCGTCAATCTTATCCAACCTGATAAGCTGATAACCGGCGTCATGCACAGCAGCCCCGGACATTGAGTCAGGTGTGTCTATCGTCGGCCCGCTTGCGCCGTCAAAGGCGTAGCCTGCGTGTATAGTAAGCCAGCCGGAAGGCTCCAAAGTAACCAGTGGAATCACCACGGCGGTATTGTTTACGTCCACCGTCTGCCTTGTTATCCTGCGTGTCATTGGCGGCTTGATTTCAGTCCGAACACGGAACGGCCGTGTTATAACATACTTATATCCCTCTTTGAAATACAGACACCTGTCACGCTCTAACATAAGTCACCCTTACTTCTTGTAACATGTCAACTTCCCTCCCTCGATTATTGTTGCTATCCTTTGCGCCCTTTGTGGCGTCTGTCTTGCCCATTTGCTGTCGAGCATCTCTTTGGCTGCCGTCGGCCAGTCTTCGGTGTTAATAGCCTTGTTCGCTTTCTTGAATCCTCTGGCTTTGTGAAAACCCAACTGAAATAAAAAGTTGACTAATGCAGACTGCCGGACTTGGCTCATAGTGTCAAAATTCTTATACAGCACCCGTGCGTCCGCGGTAGCCTCCCGAATGTCTGCCTCCAACAGCTTGTCGGCCATCTCATTGGTAATTGCGCCGTGCTTATGTAGGTGTGCTGCTATGTCCGCAGGCAAGGGCTTGGCGTCCATGTTATGGCCTACGCCAATTGTCCACGCCCCCGCAGGACATTTATAAGGCGTCAGCTTGCGGCCCTCATCGGCTGTAATAAACTCCTTAAGCGTCATCGCCATATCTCCTCTTAGGCTGGTCGCAGCCCATATGCCTCTGTGTCGCCTCTATCACCGACACCCGGTTTGTCAGGTTATTCTTGCCTTCATATAATTCATCATGTTCATTCCTGTTTTGTGCGCAAAATGAGTTCAGATTGGCTTCCAGTAAGGTAAACCTGTTC